CTGCTAATTACGCTAACGGTTGGTTAGTATTAGGAGACGATGGTTCTCCAAGTGCTAACGATGTTAATATGATTGAAGGAGCTAATGTATTCAATTATCAATCAACAAAAGGCCTAGCGTTTGAAACATCTATCGCAAGTATAGATGTATCAGAAGCAAACATCTTTGCTGGTTTAGCTAATGATGGGGCTACAGACCCAGCATCTGTTCCAAACGATTGTATAGGTTTTCATCATGCAGAAGATACAACTACTATTCAGTTTGTAATTTCTAAAAATGGAACTGCTACATCAACTAACGTCCTTTCTGCACCGGGTGGTTCGGCAATAACTTTTGCTGATTCAACTGTTGCAACTCAATCTGCAACTGTAGGACAAATTCCATCTAACTCTGTTAGATTAGGATTTAGATTTATTCCCGCAGGTCAAGAAGGTGTTACAACTGGAACTTTTAGAGTTTACTACAACGGAAATCCTGTTTTAGATCAAACTACTTTAGACAATGTTCCTGATGACATCGGTTTAGGAGTACAACTTGGTACAAACACTAAAGGCACTACAACTACTAATTTAATGGTAGATTACGTAAAAGTGCTAGGTGAAAGAGTAGTATAATAAATAATTAGTGTGGGGCTTCGGCCCCACATATTAATTTTAAGGAGAAAAAATGGCAACATCGTATTCAAGTGATCAAACAACCTTACAAAAAGATACTGGTGCGATTTCAGTATTGAGAGCAGCTAGAACTAGAATTACTTCTATTCAAGGAAAAGGAATAGCAGGTTCTGTTTTAACTTTACATGATTCAGCTACAACAGCTGGGGCTGGTGCAGGTAATTTAAAAGCTACATATAAATATGGAACTGAAGGCTTAGAAGTATATGTTCCTGGTTCTGGAATTTTGTTTAAAGATGGAGTTTGCGCAACACTAACTCAAGGGTCTGGTACAGACGGAAGCGTTACGGTAACGATCACAGGAGCGTAGTCGAATGGCTACTATTACTTATACAGTCACTGTAGCTTCAGGGACTAATCAATATGGAACAGGTAACAAGTTCTATATTAATGGTGCCGTGAGTCCTGATCTGAATTTAATTGAAGGTAATACATATATCTTTGATCAGTCAGATAGCACTAATGCTACACACTTTCTTGCTTTTTCTACTAGTGCAAATAATTCACCAGCTGCACCATATACAACTGGAGTAACGGTCACAGGAACTCCTGGAACAGATGGCAAAACTACAATTGTGGTTGCAACATATGCTCCAACTTTATATTACTATTGCACAGCACACGCGGGAATGGGAGCAACAGCTTTTACTCCTGCAGCAGGATCTATTTCAAACCAAGCAACTTTTGAATCTACATTTACAATCGATGAAGTAATTGAAGATGCGTATGAAAGATGTGGTGTTCAAGGCATTACAGGCTATCAATTAAAAACTGCTAGAAGATCTTTAAACATTTTATTTCAAGAGTGGGGAAATAGAGGTATTCATTATTGGGAAGTAGGAAATACAAATGTATTATTGGTTGAGGGACAATCTGAATATACTTTCTATAGATCAACAGCAGATGGAGCAAGTTCAACCACAGCAGGTGGAACTAGTACAACATCAACATATGGACTAGCAGATATTTTAGAAGCTAGTTATAGACAAAATTACAACAACACAAGTCAATCAGATTCACCATTAACAAAAGTTGACAGATCAACATATACAGCTTTTTCTAATAAAACTGCATTAGGAACACCTTCTCAATTTTGGGTGCAAAGATTCATTGATAAAACTACAATGACATTATATCAAACTCCTGATTCTTCAGCAGCAGGTAATTATATTTATATTAACTTTGTAAAAAGAATTACAGATGCGGGTGCTTATGACAATGTTGGTGATATACCAAATAGATTCGTACCATGTATGGTTTCAGGTTTAGCGTACTACTTATCACAAAAATGGGCACTTGATAGAGTGCAACAATTAAAATTATTATATGAGGATGAGTTATCAAGAGCTCTTGCGGAAGATGGGTCACCAACAAGTGCTTTCATTTCTCCTAAAACTTATTACCCAACTGCGAGTTAATTATGGCTAAGTTTGCACAAGGAAGATTTGCTTTATCAATATCAGATAGATCAGGACTCGCATTTCCATACACTGAAATGGTTAGAGAATGGAATGGTGCGTGGGTTCATACTTCTGAGTTTGAAAAAAAACAGCCTCAACTTCAACCAAGACCTTTTACAGCTGATCCACAAGCTTTAAATTTTGTAAGACCTGCTAGAGTTGAACCACCAACAGATGACATACTACCTAATAATCCTTTTACAACTGCATCTAATACAACATTAACAGTTTCTTTTTTTAACAGCGGATTACAAGTTGATGATCAAATTAGATTTACTGATGTTAAATCTCCTGTAGGAGGAGTTTCAGTTGATGCACTACAACTTCAAACTACTTTGAATGGAGCGATTACAACAACAGACACCACTATTACATTAACAAGCACTACTAATTTTCCAACAGCAGGATTTATTATGGTTGAATCTGTTAATACAGATTCTACATCTGCAAGTTATGGATCATTTCAGAACGAAGTTATTCAATACACAGGAATTTCTGGAAGTAATTTAACAGGATGCACAAGAGCAACTTCAGTTCCATACCGTGGTAAGACATTAACTAAAACTACCGCTTATGCTCACCCAACGGCTTCTAAAGTTTTTGGTTCTTATAAAGTTGCATCTTTGATTGAAACATCGTATGTAAATGATGCTAACACAACAGTTTATGAATATAATAGTTTTACAGTCACTCTTGCTAATGCAGCATCAGGAACTGAAACAGGAGGAGGTTTTAATTGTTTTGTAGGACCACTTAACGAGAGAGCATAATTATGGCATACACATTATCAAATTTACAAACAGACATCAGAGACTACACAGAAGTTAATAGTACAGTATTAACTGATGCGATTGTAAATACTTTTATTGTCAATGCTGAAAACAAAATTTATAGAGAAGCTGATAGCGATGATAATCGATTTTATGCAACATCAACTTTAGTGACTGGTAACAGATACGTAACTATCCCCTCAGATTTAAGAGTGATTAGATATATTCAATTAAAAAATACGAATGTAAATCCAAATACTCAGACATTTTTAGAGAAAAAAGACCCATCGTATATGGCAACTTATTATGATACACCAAGCACATCAGAGGGCATACCTAAATATTATGCTAATTGGGACGCTAATTTTTGGGTGGTAGCACCTACTCCTGATGCTCAATATGAAATTACAATGGCTTATATTAAACAGCCAACTAGTCTTACTGATTCTAGTGTAAGCACGACAGGCACATATCTTTCCAACAAATATCAAGATTTACTTTTATATGCGTCTTTGATAAACGCATATGGGTACTTGAAAGGTCCGGTAGATATGTTACAATACTATCAAGGCGCTTATAAAGAAGCTTTACAAACGTATGCGATCGAACAACAAGGTCGAAGACGCAGAGACGAATATCAAGATGGAGTTATTCGTACACCTCTTAAATCACCATTTCCATCTGAATATTAAGGAGATAAAAATATGGCTAACTTAATACCTAACGCATTTCGTGGAGAGTTGTTCTCAGGAACACATAACTTTGCGAGTGGTGGGGATGCATTTAAAATAGCTTTGTACACAGGATCAATCGCTTCTGTTTATACAACGGCAAGCACAACAGTCTCTGCAACAAATGAAGTCAGCACAGGTGGAGGAAGTAACTATTCAAGACAAGCTTTGTCTTCACAAGCAGTTGCATCTTCAACAGCTGTTGCTACAGTTGACTTTGGAGATTCAACTTGGTCAAGCGCAACTTTTACAGCGGCGTATGCAGCTATTTATAATGATGATAAATCAGATAAGTTATGTGTAGTATTAGATTTTGGCGGAGACAAAACTTGTACTAATGGAACATTTAAAATTACTTACCCTGATCCGTCAACACCAGCTAATGCTATTATAAGCATGAGTTAAAAGGAGAGTAAATGGCTTTAGTAATAAATGATAGAGTAAGAGAAACGAGTACAACATCAGGCACAGGCACATTAAACCTTGCAGGTATTGTAACAGGTTTTCAAACTTTTGTTGCAGGAATCGGAACTGGTAATACAACTTACTATGCTATCTTTGAAGAGGGTACAAACCTTTTTGAAATAGGTATTGGTACTGTCACTGATGCAACTCCTGATACTCTTTCTAGAGATACAGTTTTAAGTAACTCTTCAGGTAATACGTCGAAGATAAATTTTTCAGGTGCTACATTAAGTGTATTTTGTACAATGCCTGCAAGTAAATCGGTTTATCTAGATGCATCAGGTAACCCAGTAGGAGCAGCAAGCAACGGTTTTGCATTAGCAATGGCGGTTGCATTATAAGGAAAAAATATGGCACAAGATTTTAGAAACGTATTAGTTAGAACAATTGGAACATCAGATACTACATTGTTAGCAGGTGGAAACTACGATGCAGTTATTGGAATTAGATGTTGTAATATTTTAACATCAACAATTGCTGTTGATGTTAAGATTGCAAAAGGCGGGGCTGATTACTTCCTTGCAAAAGGAGTTAGCATACCACCAAATTCTGCTATTGAATTAATTCAAGGCGGAGCAAAAATTGTTTTAGCTAGTGGTGATACGTTAGAAGCAGTCTCTGATACGGCAAGTAGTCTAGACGTGGTTCTTTCGTACATCGATACAATTAGTTCGTAGGAGGAATTATGACGGCAATAATAAATGGAATCCAATATATTGGTGGCCAAACATCGCCAAATGAATTTATAAACAATCAAGCAGGTACGATTGATGGTACACAAACTGTTGAGAACGGTGTTCTTGCAGGTCCTATCACTATACCTGGAACGATAACAGTAACAGGAGTATTAGTCATTGTCTAAAATAGAAGTAAATCAAATTGACGTGCAATGTGGTTCAACGCTTACAGTTGGATCATCTGGTAAAACTGTAACACTTGCAACTGGTGCATCTCAATCAGGTTTTGGTCGTACTGGAACTGTAGATTGGTGTACAACAGCTAAAACATCCCCATTTACTGCAACTAACGGTGATGGTTTTTTCGTGAATACAAATGGTGGAGCAGTTACAGTTACACTTCCAAGTTCGCCAAACGCTGGTGATATTATTGCTCTAGCTGATTATGCTAATACATGGGGCGTAGCTTGTAAGTCAGTTACAATAGGTAGAAATGGTTCAAAAATTAATGGTGGATGTTTTGATCCACAATTATCAACTACTGGTCAATCTGTAACTTTAGTTTATGTTGATGGAACAAGAGGATGGAAAACAGTTACTGACTCAACTGCAAACGTAACTGGACAACCGAACTATGTGACTGCTAGTGGTGGAACAGAAACAACTTCAGGAGATTATAAAATTCATACTTTTACATCGAGCGGTACTTTTACTGTTACTGCAGGAGGATTACCAGCAGGGTCAGATAAAGTTTCTTACATGGTCGTTGCAGGTGGTGGTGGCGGTGGTGGTGATCATGGTGGTGGTGGAGGAGGCGGAGGCTTTAGAGAGGGCAAGTGTTCTTCTGATCCATATACTGATTCACCATTAGATGCTGGCGTTGGTTTAAGTGTAACAGCTCAAGCATATCCTATAACAGTTGGTGCTGGTGGTGCAGGAGGTGAAGGACAACCAAGTCCAAATAATCCATCAGGTCAAGGAACTTGGGGAACTCCAGGAAATAATTCAGTTTTTAGTACAATAACAAGTGCTGGTGGAGGAGGCGGTGCAAAAGAGCCTTATCCTTATGGACAACCTACTACTTCTATAGATGGTGGGGTTGGAAGACCAGGAGGTTCAGGAGGTGGTGGAAGTTACACTGCACCAGGCACACCACAAGCAGGAACAGGAGGAACAGGCAATACACCTCCAGTTTCACCACCACAAGGAAATAATGGAGGCACAAGTCCAGCAGTTGGTAGTCCATCACCTTATAATGCTGGACAAGGTGGAGGAGGTGCAACTGCGGCAGGTACAGGAGTACCAGCAAGTGGAGGTTGTGCTGGTGGTGGTGCAGGTGCAACGACATCAATTACAGCTTCTCCAGTAGCTTACGCTGGAGGTGGAGGCGGAGCAAGAGGTGGTAGCGGTGGTACAGGCGGTGGTGGTAATGGAGGAAATCCAGGAAATGGAACTGCTGGAACAGTTAACACAGGTGGAGGTGGTGGCGGAGGTTATGCAGATCCACAAACAGGTGGAGCAGGAGGAAGTGGAATAGTAGTAATAAGATATAAATATCAAAATTAATGAGCACAATTAAAGTAAACGCAATAGAAAACAGAACAGGCAGTACACTTACCTTAGGTAAGTCGGGCACAACAATACAAATGGCTTGTGGTGCTACACAAACAGGTTTTGGTAGAACTGGAACTGTAGATTGGTGTACAACGGCAAAAACATCACCCTTTACAGCAGCTAATGGTAAAGGTTATTTTATAAACACTACATGCGGATCAGTTACAGTTACATTACCTTCATCACCTTCTGCGGGTGATATAGTAGCGTTTAATGATGTTAATGGAAAATTTGATTGTAATCAAGTTACACTATGTAGAAATGGTTCTAAATTAAAAGGTGGTTGTACTAATTTAGTATTAAAAGATGAAAGAATGTCAGCAACAGTTATTTATAGTGGAGCTTCTCAAGGTTGGGTAACTATAGAGAATGCAAATGTTTCTGGAGCAACCATGAAACCAAATGCTTACAACGTTAGATATTTAGTAGTAGCTGGTGGTGGCGGCGGCGGTGGAACCAATCATGGATCAGGCGGAGGTGCAGGAGGTTTTAGAACAATATCTTGTGCAAGTTTTCAGGTAAGTGTAGGAACACCACTTACAGTAACAGTTGGTGCTGGTGGTACAGGACAAATGCCAAGCACTGCCTCTCAAGGTTCAAGTTCAGTATTTAGTACAATAACATCTGCCGGTGGTGGTGCAGGTGTATCAAATGGAGTAGGTGGTAATGGAGGTTCGGGAGCGGGTGGTGGTTCTGAATCTGGAGGACCACATACAGGAGGATCAGGCAATACTCCACCAGTTTCTCCTCCTCAAGGAAATAATGGAGGCCCAGGAGCTCCGTCAGGTAACGGAACTGGCGGTGGAGGTGGAGCAAATGCAGTAGGAACAGCAGGAGGTGCTCCAGGTTGTAATGCTGTAGCAGGTGGTGGAGGTGCAGGTGAAACAAACAATATTTTAGGTTCAATACCTCAAGCCCCAAGTTATGGAGAACCAGGACCAGCCCCAGGAAGATATTTTGCTGGTGGTGGCGGTGGTGCTTCTGAAAATGGATGTATGGCTGATGGAGGCGTTGGAGGTGGTGGAGACGCAGGACCAGGACCAGCTTCAGCAGCAGGAGCAGGACAAGCAGGAGTTGCTAATACTGGCGGCGGTGGCGGCGGCGGTGGAAGAGGTGGTGGAGTATCAGGTGATTATCCAGGTGGAACTGGAGGTTCAGGTATAGTTATTTTACGACACGCAACATCAGATGCAAGTCCATCAGTTTCAGGTGGTAATGTAACAGCAACTTGTGGTTCTGATACAATTAGAATATTTACAGGAAGTGGAACATTTACACCTTAAGAATTAAATTATGAGTAAAATTAAAGTAAACGAAATAGAAAACAGAACAGGCAGCACACTTACATTAGGTAAGTCAGGCACAACGATACAATTAGCCTGTGGTGCAACACAGACAGGTTTTGGTGCATCAGGTGCAGTTAATTGGTGTTCGACTATTTATACAAATAGTCCAGGAACTGTTACCGCTGTAAGTGGTAAAGGATTTTTTCTAAACACAACTTCAGGATCAATAACAATTAATTTACCATCTTCTCCATCAGTAGGAGATATTGTTGCAATAAAAGATTACGCAGACACTTTTGATTCAAATTCAGTGACTGTTGGTAGAGGAGGATCAAAAATTGGTGGTGCATGTTTAGATGCTACTTTAACTACAGAAGGTGAGTCTATAACTCTAATTTATGCTGATTCAACAAGAGGATGGTTAAATGTTAACACAGATTCGACAGTTAAAGGATCTGCATATGTTGTTGCAACTGGTGGAACAGAATCAACTTGTGGAGATTATAAAATTCATACATTTACTAGTGCTGGAAATTTTATTGTTACTGCATCAGGCACTCCAAGTGGTTCAGATAAAGTTTCTTATATGGTGGTTGCTGGAGGAGGTGGTGGAGGATCAGGTTATGGTGGCGGAGGAGGAGCTGGTGGTTTTAGAGAAGGTAAATGTTCTTCAGATCCATACACAGACAGTCCTTTAGACGCTGGAGCTGGTTTATCTGTACCAGTCTCTACTTACCCTATATCAGTAGGTGCTGGTGGTGCTGGTGGTGCTAATCCAGGAGCAAGTGGTACATCAGGAGTTAATTCAGTTTTTAGTTCAATTACCTCTGCAGGTGGTGGTGGCGGTGGTAAAAACGATGGTGTAGTAGGACTCGCTGGAGGATCAGGTGGTGGAGGTGGAGCTGCAAATGCCGCTGGAGGAGCAGGAAATACACCTCCTGTTAGTCCTCCTCAAGGAAATAATGGTGGAACAGCAGGTCCAGGACCCGCTGGATATGGTGGTGGCGGTGGTGGTGGAGCTACTGCAGTAGGAAATAACGGAAACCCATCCCCATCAGTTGGCGGAGCAGGAGCCACAACTTCAATTAATGGAACACCAACCGCAAGAGCTGGTGGTGGCGGAGGATCCCAATATTGTGCAGTTCCATCAGGAGCCGCTGGAGGTGCGGGCGGTGGAGGAACTGGAGGGGGTTCAGGTCCAAGTATAAGTGGTGGTGGAGCAGGAACCGTTAATACAGGTGGAGGTGGTGGAGCAGGTGGTTTTAACCCTGGAGGTCCAACACCAGGACATCAAACTGGTGGAGCTGGAGGTTCTGGTATAGTAATATTAAGATATAAATTTCAAAATTAAGTAAATTATGACAAGTACAATTAAAGTAGATAACATACAAAAAACATCAGATGGTTCTAACATCATAAAAAAATGTGGATCAACAATTACGATTGGTTCTTCAGGACAAACTGTTGCTGTTGCGTGTGGTGCAACAACATCAGGTATGGGAAGAACAGGAGCAGTTGATTGGTGCACTACGGCAAAAACAAGTCCATTTACGTCAGCAAATGGTGTGGGTTATTTTGTTAATACAAATGCTGGCACAATAACCGTGACTTTACCAAGTTCTCCTTCGGCAGGTGATATAGTAGCATTTAAAGATTACGCAAACACATGGGATAATAATAATGTTACAGTCTGTAGAAATGGTTCTAAAATTAATGGTTCGTGTGGTAATGCTACTTTAAACACTGAAGATCAATCAGTAACTTTAGTTTATGTTGATGGCACTAGAGGTTGGAAAACAGTAAATGATTCAACTTCTGATGTAACAGGTGGAGCATACATAACTGCAACTGGTGGAACCATTACAACAGTTGATACAAATTTCAAAGTTCACACATTTACATCTAGTGGAACATTCTGTGTTTCAGGAGGTGGTGGACCATTAGCAAAAATAGATTATATAGTAGTAGCTGGTGGTGGCGGTGGTGGATCTAACCACGGCGCTGGAGGTGGAGCAGGTGGATTTAGAGAAGCACATTGTTCTACTACTTCCGGTCCTTACACAGCTAGTCCTTTATCAACCCCAGTATCTTTACAAGGTCAAATTGGTTCTTTCCCAGTAACCGTTGGAGCTGGTGGTGCTGGTGGAGTAGCAGCATGTGGAAATGGAGTATCAGGTAATAATTCAGTTTTCGATACGATTACATCAACTGGAGGTGGTAGAGGAGCCACAGCAGGAGGTCCAACAACTTCACAAGGATTACCTGGGGGTTCAGGTGGTGGAGGAACTTACAATGCAATATGTGCTGGGACAGGAAATACACCTCCTGTAAGTCCACCTCAAGGTAATCCTGGTGGAAATGGTATTCCTTACCCTCCAGGAACTCAAGGTGGTGGAGGTGGAGCTACAGCTGCTGGAGTAATTGGAGCACCTTCTAAAGCAGGTGATGGTGGAGCTGGAGCTACAACCAATATTACAGGTTCGCCCGTTGCTAGAGCTGGCGGAGGCGGAGGTGGAGAAACTTCTTATGGTGCATCAACTCCAGGCGCTGGTGGAACAGGTGGTGGTGGAGAAGGTTCAACAGGACCCGGAGCTGCCGGAAGTGCAGGAACAGCTAATACTGGTGGTGGCGGAGGCGGCGGTTTTGCAGCTCCCGGAACAAATGGTGGTGCTGGAGGATCAGGAATAGTTGTAATAAGATATAGATTTCAATAGTTGAATGATAATTAAAAATAATATATAAGGAGAACATTATGGCACATTACGCAAAACTAGGAGCAAACAATAAAGTTATCAGTGTGGAAGTTGTAGCTGATAAAGATTGTCAAAATGCTGATGGTGTTGAAGATGAAGAAGTAGGTAGACAGTTTTTGGAAAGAATCCACAGCTGGCCTCTATGGAAAAAAACATCTTACAATACATCTGGTGGACAACATAAATTAGGCGGAACACCTTTAAGAGGTAACTACGCAGGTATAGGTATGACTTATGATGAAGATAACGATATTTTCATTGGTAAAAAACCTTACGCTAGTTGGACTTTAAATGTGGCAGAAGCGAGATGGCAATCACCAATAGGTGATGCACCAGCATTATCTGAAGAAGAACAAGTCACTCATAAATATGAGTGGAATGAGTCTACAGGTGCTTGGGATAAAGTCGCTAGATAATCATATTGACATTTTAAGAAAATTTTATTACATATCTTAATAGGTATGCAAAAGAAAGTATTAACAGAAGTAGACTTATATACAGGTGAGATAGCAATGCCGAAAGGCTTTGAAATTGATCGTAATAAAATTAAAAACGATATT